GACCTACCGATAACATCAAATGATGCGATGGAAAAAAATATTGCCCAAGAAGTAATCGACCATCACTTATTGATGGAGAAGCTAGATAGTGGCATGTTCATTAAAGAATATTTAGAAGTATGAGCAAAATCAAAGACTTCTTAATAGAGTACAAGAGTACCATAAACATACCAGCACTTATTGTGTTGGTCGTCTTATTCGATTCAGTTATAATACTCACTGAGCAGAACGTGAAACTAATGCTTGGATTCGACCTTTTCCTTTTCGTAGGGACAATCGTCAATTATATTGGTTGGAAACTAAAGAATAGGAATGAGGAAGAGATAGAAGAAATGGTATGTAGCAAATGTGGTAAGACACCAGTTTACATAGCGTGTCCTGACCATTGTGAAGAGTGCTACATTAAGTACGAAGTAAACGAAAAAGTACTATGACCGAAGAAGAAAGAAAAAAAGGTTTGAACCATATGAAAGAGGTTCGAAGAAAGGTTCAAGAAAAATGGGAATCTACTGGGTTCCTAGATGGACTGGAAGGGCACATTAAAGAGAATATGACTATCTTAATGGAGAACCAAGAAAACGCTGTGATAAGCGAGAACCCAACTGGTATGACAAAAGAATGGGATGGGGTGTATTTACCTATCGTAAAACATGTATTCAAGGAACAACTGGCTGACCAGATACACACACCACTTGCGATACATGTGGCTAAACAATTATCAGGTCATACTTTTTAATAATAAAATGCAGGTGTAACCGAGTGTAGCTACGAACTACATATCCGTAATAGGAGTTGCAAATGTGGGTTCGATTCCCTCCACCTGTTCTAAATAATAAACATGAGAGCATACACTAACAAGACTGATAAGGTAGATAGTCGAAAATGCCTTTACAGCGAAATCAGAGCTAACGATAAAGCTAGAAAGAAGGCTGCAAGGCGAGAAGCAAAACAAGAGTTCGAATCTCTTGGAGGGTACTAAAAATTGATATAATGGCAACAGTATATAAGATTGAGATTGAAGCAGTAAGTCCTTGGACTAATTATCCACCAGAAGTGGTGGAAGAGATGCTTAAAGAGTTGATAGAGAAACGTAGAGATGCGAAAGGTAGTCGAACCTTTCAAGATAACGTTAAGGTCAACGTAACGCGAAAAGCGTAAAATATGGCGGTGTAACCCGTTCAGGTTTCGACCCTGTTAACGGTAATGGAGTTGCAAATGTGGGTTCGAGTCCCACCTCCGTCTCCCTGAACTTTTGTACCTTAGCTGCATATTTATATGTATGAGGAAACAAAAGAAATATCATTACATCTATAAGACTACTTGTAGTGTAACAAATAGATACTATGTTGGAATGCATAGTACAGATAATTTAGATGATGGATATATGGGTAGTGGTAAACGCCTGTGGCACTCATTTAACTATCATGGAAAGGATAATCATTCAGTAGAGATATTGGAGTATTATGATACCAGAAAGGGGTTGAGAGAACGAGAGGCTGAGTTGGTTAATGAAGACCTATTGAAAGAAGATTTATGTATGAATCTAAAGACAGGTGGTGATGGTGGGTTCGTTAATTTATCCGCATGTACTAAAGGTGGTCACGCCAGAGCTAAATCTACTAACCGCATAATGTGGGATGAAAATCCAGAGAAATATTTTGAAATCTTTTCTACTAGAATGAAAAAAACGTGGGAAGACCCAGAATATAGAGAGAAGATGTTGAAGGTTATTAATTGGGAAGGTAGAGAACATAGCGAAGAAACCAAACAGAAGATGTCTGAAACCAAAAAAGGTACTGGCACTGGTAAAACTAACTCACAGTATGGTACTTGTTGGATAACCAAGGATGGCTACAATAAGAAGATAAAGAAAGAAGAGTTAAACGAATATATTGAGAATAGTTGGGTTAAAGGGAGAAAATGACTTGTTTCCCTCATATTAATTGTGTATCTTTGTAAGATGGTTAAGATTAGTTTAGGTGATGGTTTATTTACCATAATTGATGATTCCAACTACGATAAGGTATCTAAATATACTTGGCATGTAACTCCAAGTAATTATGCTGCCGCTACGATAGGTGGGGTTACTATACTACTACATAGGTTTATCATTAATCCACCCGTTGGTATGGTCGTTGACCATATAGATGGTGATAGGTTAGACAATAGGAAGAACAATCTCAGAGTCTGTACACAGGGTGAGAATCTTAGAAACCGACTTAAACATTATAGAGGTGGTACATCAAAGTATAAGGGTGTGAGTTATAATCGTGAAGCAGGTAAATGGTTAACTAGAATAAGGGTAGAGAATGTGAAATATGGTTTGGGGTCTTATCACGATGAATTAGACGCAGCCTTAGCTTACAATATTGGTAGTGTGTTATTATCACCTAAATTTGGTAAGCTTAACGTTATACCTTGTATAAACAACGAACGAATATTATCCAACTATACTTGTTCAAAATTGGTGAAGGTCAGTAAATTATCATTGGGTGTTACTAAGGAAGTATTAACCAAATACAAATATGAAAGAAAACGAAGAGATTGATTTATTAGGGACACTAACCCTATATAAGAAGGGTGGTAGAATGACCCCAATGTGGTCAGGCTACTGGGGCGCTGCTGATGTCGATGGTGATTTACATTCTTGTGGGTTCCTATTCGATGAAAAGGAATTAGCGCTGGGTGAATCATGTGAAGCTCGTATGAGATTCTTATTCAGTTCACACGAAGCCTTCAACGTAAAAACTTCAGTAGGTGCAACCTTAGTGATGAAAGAAGGTGTACGAAGTATAGGTGAATTCGAGGTCACCGAAATATTAAATGCCTCTATGGTGTAACTGGATAGCATAAGTCTTTCCTAAAGATTTAGTTCGGGTTCGAGTCCTGGTAGGGGTACAATGCAAAATGGTGGAGTAGTCCCGACTTTTTTCTAAATAGTTAAGGGTAATTGGAAGCTGCAAATGAGGGTTCGACCCCCTTCTCCACTTCAACTATTGACAATACCAAGATGTTTCTTTATACTTGTAGTATGAAGAACAACTACATTACCCCAGAAGATATTAATAACGCCACAGATTCAGAATTTGTTGAGCTTATTACCCGTATGGCGAATAATTGCGCCAAGACGTTCCGTTTCCCAAGTATCACTCAACGTACCATTAGCACTAATAATGCTATCAATTCCGCATTATGGGCGCAGCATCTTGTTGGTGATAGTAACCCATTCGAGTTCTTTAATGATATAATGAAAAGGTCAATCATAGCATCATGAAGAAGAAAATACACATCGGTTGCGATGACAGACCATCAGAGACCACCGATATGGTGGAATCAATCCTAACCAACCTTAAGGTGCCATATGAAATCCTTGAGGAAACCGAGGAAGATGTAACAATAGAATACACACCACCCAAACCAACCCATACACACTCAGAGAGAGTGGAGAAAATGATTTATACGAAATGGGAAGGTAGTGGTTTCCTTGCTGGGTTGGAAGACGATATGACCAGACCAATGGCTGAGGTGTTCACAGAAGTGAGTCAATATCTATTATTACACACATCAGATGAAGATAGGGCTTCGTGGTCACACATAATATTCCCAACGGTTAGAAGGGTATTCACAGCTATAGCTAAGAGTGGTGATACTAGTAATTTCGATATGAACGTATTCATACAGGAGTACTCGAAACGTCACGAAGAATTAGATAAGAAATTAAAGAAGGACCCACCAACCAGTTACTATGCTATAGATTTAGAGGCTGAAAAGTGTGCTATCATAAGCGATGAATTAATCAAGTTTTTCCTAGATGGAGTGCCCGAAGAATGATTGTAATGGTGAACTGATTAAGGTTCGCAAATTCTACGTCTGTGAAGCCTGTTGTTCAGACACAATAAGTTTCGATGAGATTACCAAGATTGCTGCTGAAGGTAGAAACGTATTACAAAGCAAACCTAAAGGTAAATCCATTGAGATAACCAACCCAGAGTATATGGGATTCTACCCGTACACATTGACCAGTAAAACAAAGTGGCGAGAGAACTACCAACTGAAAGGTAAGGACGGTAAAGCTGTGGGTGCATTGGTCTTAGCAGATTACACCAAGTGTAAATTCATAACCAGTACAGAACCCAAATACATGGCTCACCTACGACATAAGGATTATGTGATTACCGTGAGTATACAGGAAGACGATATTAAATTCCATAAATAATTTGGTAATCACGATTTAATTCCGTACCTTTGTAAGATGCGCAATACCCCCGTAGGTGATATATTCTATCATGATAATACATGTGGTAAGGTTGATTGGGACTTAGATAGGTTTCTTGATTTCTACGTGGATGACGAAACGTTTGAGCGTGAACCAGTTTTGGTTGTCGAGGTTAAGGATATCGTACCAACACAACAATACGTGCATCAGCATAATATAGATAGCGTGTCAGAGGTCGGTAACGACACTGGAGCTTATCTTGTACTATCTAAAGGGTTGTACTATGTAATCGATGGTCATCATAGAATTTCCAGTGAAATACGTAGAGGCGCAGCAACAATAACAGCATTTGTTTATAAATTATGAGCGTGAAAAGATTATTATGGCTTGATGATGTACGTGACCCGTTCCGTAATGATTGGCTTGTATTCTCACCCATTGAAGACCCGTATGACGTGGTTTGGGTTAAATCCTATAAGGAGTTTGTTGCTTGGATAACCGAGAACGGCTTACCTGACGGGATTTGTTTTGACCATGATTTAGCCGACTTCTACTATGACCCATCACGATACCAAGAGACTGTTATATGGCATGAGAAGACAGGTATGGACTGCGCTAAGTGGTTGGTCGAATACTGTATGGATAATGATAAACCTTTACCTAGATGGAACATTCAAAGCGCCAACGATGTGGGTAAGGAGAATATTCAGAGATATTTAGTTAATTACCTTAAGAGTTGTAACTGATAGGTGTATATTTATATGCATGTACGAATACAGAGCAAAGATTTTAGAAGTATATGACGGTGATACCGTAACAGCAGAAATTGACTTGGGTTTCAAAATAAAGTTCGTTGAAAAGATACGACTATATGGTATTAACACACCTGAAGTGAGGGGTAAGGAGCGTGAGGATGGTTTAGTATCCAGAGATGCCCTTAGAGACCGTATCCTAGGTGAGTATGTTACAATCAAAACCCAGCGAGATAAGAAGGGTAAGTATGGTAGATATATAGGTGAGATATTCATCGGTGAAGAGAATATAAACGATTGGTTGGTGACCGAGGGGTTAGCTGAATATAGAGATTACTAATATGGGATTATCAATAAGCGAATTACTTAACGAGGTGATAGAAAACCAATCATACCTATTGTATCATGGTTCACCACAGGAGATTAAAAACTTCACAGATGAATTTGTGGGCGCTGAAGAGGCTACTGACCAAGAAGGACCAGGAATTTACTTCACCACATCATATGATGATGCGTTGGGGTATGCTGAGGGTGATGGTGGTTATGTTTATACGGTAAGGGTGAATCCAAGAGTATTATTTGACGAATCAGAAGAAATCACTATTGATAGGGACTTATTGGTGAAGTTGGTATTAATGTCAGATGATTGGGAGACTGCCGCTAGTAATTGGAGTGAGGATGCTAGAACTGGTGTTGAAATGTTAGTTGATAGTGCTTTCGAGTACAATGATAACGAGAAGGATGTTCTACTACAGATTTGGATTGAAGCTTACAGGTATGAGGGTGTTGATTACATTAGAAACTGTGTTAAACTGGGTATTGATGGTGTTATCGTTAACAGAGAAGGTAACAGGAAACACGTAATCATATACAATCCCGACATCATTGAAGTTAGAGAGGTTGAAAGAGTATCTAGAGATTAAAGTTGCCAGTCTCAAATAAATCCCGTATATTTGTAAAATGATAAAACACTTCAAGAGAATTGGTAGGTTAAACAACTTAGACCCTGCACCTATATCTGAAAGGGGTATGAAGTTAATGGAAGAGGCTGGAGAATTAGCCAAAGAGATTAACAGAACCACAGGTAGAAAAAAGGGTACCCACCCCACCAAAGAGGTTAGACATGACTTATTATCCGAGGCGGCTGATACGATTCAATGTGTATTCTCAATCATTCACCAATTCAATGAGGAAAATAAATTCAATGCACCTGAAATCACATATCAGGAGTTGGAAGATAAAGTTGGGGTTAAGAATGATAAATGGGTTAACTCTCTCGATTAAGGTGCATATTTATATGCATGAGGGATGATATCAGATTAGCATTACGTGAAGCGTTATCGATTAAAGGGGTAGTCTACGAAGTAGTTAAACCAGACGGTCACGATAAGCCAATATACATCAGTAAGGAAGGTATATTAGGTATGAATGGTGAGGCAATCTCTTGGAAAGAGATTAACCAATATGAAGCATTGTCTCAAAGTCCCGATTTAGGAAAAGCGGTGGAGAAATTCAATTCTCAATTCGAAAAGAACCGTAGAGAGAAATTCAAAATGCATAACTAACCCCTTGTTATTCTAAAAAATAAAGTGTATCTTTGCAACATGAGTAGATTCACACTTAAGCCTATATCCAAATATCAGGATGAGTTAGCGGCAACCTTTTCCGAATCGTGTATAGCTACAAACGTAGCGGAATACGCTAGAAGAGACCAGAGTGACGTTAATAAGATTGCTTATGACATCTACAACGGTAAGGTAGCTGAATATATGGTATTCAATCATCTATTAAAGAATGGTAAGAGTGCCACACCACCAGATGTTATGATATATGAGAAGAATGAGAAATCGTTTGATGCTGATATTACGTCTGGTGAGATACAGATTCACGTTAAGAGTTGTCAAGCTGATACACCATTTGGTCATTCATGGGTATTTCAACCACAGGACTCATTGGTTAGTAACCCAACCGAGAATGATTTTCTAGCGCTATGTGTTATTGGTGAAGAGTCCTATATGTATTTGGTTAAAGCTATGGATATGGACTTTAATACTCCGATAAAAAGTAATTTGAATAAGAAAGTGATATATGAGGATTTTGTTAAGACTTATACTCACATGAAAAAGAATAAGGTCATATAAGTATCTATTTATAGAGTATGGAAGATAAACTTAAAGATAAGCTAAGAGAAGCGTTAGAAGGGGAAGTAAAAGTCCTATACTCTGCGGTTGTATTGACTGAAGAGGCTCATAGCAAATTAGTTACCACATTACAGAGCGATATACCTGAAGGGTGGAAACTATTCGCCCATCACATGACAATCATATTCGGACAAGGATTACCAGAGGAACAGAAAGTTAACTTAGGTAAGACGGTCAAGTTGACTGCCACACACCTTGGACAATCAGGTATGGCTATAGCAGTAGGTGTTACTGGGTACCCATCCAATAACGAGAAACCGCACATTACAGTAGCGGTCAACGTAGCTGAAGGTGGTAAACCCTTCATGTCCAACAAGATAGAAGAATGGTTACCATTATCACAACCGATAGAGTTGAGTGGTGTGGTAACAGAAATCAAAGCAAACTAAAATGTTAGAAGAACTTATAGAATTATACCCAGACGAGGAATTTATGATTGCTGATGGGTTGGATGATGCTATTGTAGGTGTAGACCCAGTTAAACTGGTGGTGATATATTCCATTGCGGATATATTGGAGATACTTATGGAGCGAGATGGGATGTCCAGAGAGGATGCAATAGAGTTCTTCGATTTCAATATCGCTGGTGCCTATGTTGGTGAGCGAACACCAATATGGTTAGATAACCTAACGTAATGATAGTAACCGTAGAAGGGGTGATGTTTGAAGTAACCAACGAGCTACCAATTGTAGGTGAGATGTATATCGGAACCTACGGTGATGGTGAACCACAGTTATATGAGGCTAAAACGGTAGATATGGAGATGATGTGGGTGGTTTCTGAGAAGGGTAGTTCCCCACATGAATTCAATGAATGTAAACGAGTAATACGAATAATAGATGAGTTTAATTAGAGAGTGGGACGCAAGGTTCTTAGAATTAGCAACGAATATCTCCACGTGGAGTAAAGACAGAAGCACTGGCACTGGTGCCATCATTGTAGATGCTTTTAGAGACATTGTATCCATAGGGTATAACGGTTTCCCAAGGGGTTGTGATGATGATGTAGAAGAAAGGCATGAAAGACCTGCCAAGTACATGTATACTGAACACGCTGAACGTAACGCGATTTATAATTGCGCCAGAAAGGGTGTAAGTACGAATGGTTGCACCATGTATCTAATGTGGTTCCCTTGTGCGGATTGTGCTAGAGCAATCATTCAGAGTGGGATTAGCAGGTTGGTGTGTTACCCACCTGATATGGATAACGCTAAATGGGGTGAGGATTTTATAGTTGCTCAGGATTTACTGGATGAGTCCACCGTTGTAGTGGATTACTTCTACCAACCTAAAGAGAAAGATATCTGGGAAGATGATTTACCGTTTTAATTTGTTATTGTCAGAATAAAATTGTACCTTTGCAAAAAATGAAGTATGGCTAAAGAATTAGAGATTGAACGAAAGTTCTTGCTGAAGAAAACACCAGAGGGTATGTTCTTCGATATGCGTTCTGATATCGTACAGTATTATTTACCACAAGATGAGAATGGTTATACTGTTAGGGTCAGGGAAGCGGAACAACATGGAACTAAGAAATATTTCCTAACCAAGAAGAAGTATATCAGTCCAACGGTTAACGAAGAGATTGAGAAGCAAATAGATGGTGCTGAATTTCACTACCATAGGAAGAAAGCGTTAACAGTCTTATCCAAGGTGAGGTATTTCCACACTATAGATGGTTTGACTTGGGAAGTTGACGTATTCAATGGGATGGACTTAATCATAGCTGAAATAGAGTTAGAGTCAGAGGATTACAAATTAGAGATACCAGAAGTGATTACTGATGTATTAATAAAGGAAGTATCTGGTATCAAAGAGTTTTATAATCAACAATTATCTTCACCTGTATAATGGCTATAGAGGAACGACTAACAACATATAAATCTGAAACTTGCTGGCAATACGACATAAGGGTTAAGAATCGAGAGGAAGACCTTGTATTGGCAAATATGACGCAGCAAGAGGCTGCGCAATTAAGAGTAAGTGATTTCGAATTAAATTTTGAAGAGAAGGATGCCGTTTTTGATGAAGCTAAGGCTTTCATCGAACGACACGAATGGTTGGGTAGAATGGGTCTTTATCCCACCCACATTTTCACCGCTAGATACAATGGTATGTTGGCTGGTGTGGTCATCATGGACATGCCAAACGCATTCTCCAAGATGTTAGGTGAGGGAACCAAAAAACTAGAACGACTTATTGGTAGAGGGGCTTGCGTATCATGGTCTCCAAAGAACTTAGCCTCAGCATTAATCGGATACTCAACAAAGTGGATGGTTAAGAATACACCGTATCGATTATTTACGGCATACTCTGATTCTGAAGCTGGTGAAGTGGGTACGATATACCAAGCATGTAACTTCTACTATCTGGGTGCCAAATTCGGTGCCAAGGCTCAATATAAGAATGAGAATGGTAGATGGGTGAATGATAGATACTTCAGAAGTAGAAGCGTATATAAGAGGATGGCAAAGAAGCTCGGAATTGATTGGTTAGACGCTTGGCAAGAGCGAGATAGAGTCATGTTCGACCTGATGCCTGAAAGTGTCTCAGAAGCCATTAAAACAGCTTCTAAGGCGTATATGGCTGAGTGTGAGAAGAGGGAACTACCATTGAAGGGTAAATACGCTTACGTTTTGGGTAGAGGGAAGAAGGATACTAAGAGGTTGAGAAAGATATTCGAAGAAAGAAATAAGACGTATCCGTATCCTAAGCGAGGGTGAGAGAGTATTTATATTTGTAGGAGTCAAATAAAACTCTTACCTTTGCAAAATGGTTAAAGATAGATTAAGACTTTTATTGGAAGAGGCGGGTGAAATCACACGATTGGAATGTTTTGATTTTGATGGTACATTGATTGACACACCACTATCAGACGTTGGAATCCCAATGTGGGAAAAAGCTACTGGGGAAAAGTTTCCTTATGAAGGGTGGTGGGGTCAGATTGAATCCTTGGATACTAACATCTTTGAGATGCCCGTTATCCCACAGGTTGCTGAAGCATACAAGAAGGCTAAAGCTAGACCTGATACTATGGTAATCATGGTTACAGGTAGACAAAACACACCAGAGTTAACGAGCGCAGTTAAGGGTATCCTAGATTCCAAAGGAATGACTTTTGATGCGTATAGATTTAATACTGGTGGTGATACGGGTGAGATAAAACGTAACCAGTTGAATGTTATATTAGGTGCTAATCTTAATATCAATGAAGTTATTCTTTACGATGATAGGGAGAAACACTTCGAAGATTTCGAAGCGTGGGGTGCAGAGTTGCTTGAGGGTGATTTCGTCAAATCGTTCCAATTAGTTCGTATTCCAAGTACTGGTCGTTTCTAGGGGTTGCAAGTATCGAATTAATTCGGTATATTCGCAATATAACTAAAAAGAAAAAAACATGAGTAGTTCATCATCGTCATCATCAGGTGGCATCGGATTCGTTGGTTTATTGACCATCGTATTTATCATACTAAAACTAACCAGCATCATTGACTGGAGTTGGTTATGGGTATTATCACCAATCTGGATAACATTCTTACTTATAGTAGTGATATTCGGTGTAATTCTGAAGTTTTTCAATAGGTAACTTTACTTTAACGTATATTTCTGTAACTTTGTGAGAAACAAAAGTATCATGAACGCAGTTTATAAATTAAAGCAAGAAGCCTCATTGGGGAGAGACCTGAATTTCAAGGTGGGTCAAGAATTTGAAATCGTTAATCGAGTAGTCTATATGGACGGCTACCCAGTACCACCAAACATGCAAGGGATGTTTTTTAATTGGATTATGGGCAACCTTAACCTATTTAGAGACGTTACAGTAGTTTGGAAGAAAGGAACACAAAATAATCTTTAAATACAATATATGTCTGAATTAATCAGAGAGGTGGAAAAGAAAATGCGTTCCTAAGAGAGTTTTTAATTGGGAAAAGATTAGCATAACCCAAAAAAAACCCTTATATTTGCACAAATGTATAGGGATACTGTTACATATAAAGGTAAAATAGTATTCGACCCTGACAACAGAACCAAGAAGCATGGGCTTCAAGGTGGGTGGAAAAAGGTCGCAATGGTATTCCTATACGGTGACATCTGCGAGTACTACGGTTGGCTTATCAATAAACGATATAACCTACCGTTAGCGGAACCACTAAGAGGTGCCCACGTCTCCTTTATCAATGATAGGGGAAGTGACACCAACGGTAAGTGGGAAGAGGTAAAGAAGAAGTGGAACGGTAAGAGGATTGACGTTACTTTGAGTACTGACGTTAAAACGGATGCCACTCATTGGTGGATGATAGTTCCAGAGGATGAGCGACAGCAGTTGCATGACATACGTGCCGAGTTAGGTCTAGGTAGACCGTATTTCGGATTACACATGTCAATTGGATATGCTAGGGATAGCCACGATAAGGTTGACCTTGGTAATAATGCGGAGAAAGCGATACGAATGAATGAAGAACATTCAAGATATATACACGAATTACTAAAAAAAGGGATAATACCATGAAGACTAAATTAACACTTTTGGCACTATGTGCCGTACTATTCGCTGGTTGCAGCGTTAACACATCAGGTAACGTTGATATCGATGCTGATGACATCAAATATGTGAAGGATACCAGAAGTGGGCTTTGCTATGGTGTTGTGGCTTCACGTAAAACCTTCACACTAAGTACCACTGGTCTTGGATTGACCTGTGTACCATGTGATAAGGTTGAACATTTAATAAAATAGTTATGAGTTATTATAGTAGTAATTTACCACCTAGTGAGGAAGAACTAAAAGCACTTGAAGATGAGAAAGCTAAATCTCAGAAGAGGTATGAAGAAGCTAGATTGAACTTATTGAGTAAGGTACCTAAGAAGTATAGAGATAACGCTGACAAGTTTGCTTATAGATTGGGTCATTCTGCTGGTAATGAAGAAGTTCTAATGTACTTAGAAGAGATTGTGGATTTATTTGATATATAGACACAAAACATGAGATTAAATTATTAACTAATACCTAGAAATCATCGGGGGCAGGGCACTGAAAAATACATATACAAGGAGATACCAGAGACGGGAGTTCACCAAGATATCCACAGAATTGCTGAGGATACTTAGGCGAACATTCGCCCAAGCTGAGGTACCTAGATTCTTCCATGAAAAGATGAGTTTCGGTGACATTGACATCCTTATATCACGCACCAAAGTGGATGCTGATAGTGAGGCTATAGATATACGCACATACATTGAGGACACTTTCTCACCTAATGAGATATTCCACAACGGTAACTGCTGGTCTATGGACTATAAGGAGATTCAAGTTGACCTTATGTTTGTTGATGAAGAACACTTTGACTCTAACCTTAATTACCTAAGTTTCAACGACCTAGGTAACTTCATAGGTAGACTGGCTCACGGCTTCGGCTTGAGATACGGTCAAGAGGGTCTATGGGTGACTTACTACTTCAACAACACCAAGAACAAGATTATGATATCTAAGGATTACCCAAAGATATACGAGTTCTTGGGTCTGGATTACAGACGATGGTTGAAGGGTTTTGCGACACTTGAGGAAATCTTCGAGTTCGTATCCGAGTCACCTTACTTCAACTGGCAAAAGTTCCAACCTTCCGAGTTGAACCGCATAAACAGGGAACGTAACCTTAAGAGGACTTCCTATATGCAATTCTTGGAGTGGATGGAGAATAACGTTGCTGACGAAGACCATGAATATCAATTCAACGAGGATAAGAGTAACTATCACCGTATGATTGATGATTACTTCCCAGAAGCCAATCTATTGGACGAAATCGCTAAGATTGAGTACACGGTTTCTAAGAGTAAGTATGCTAAGACCATATTCAATGGTAAGGTGGTCATGGATGAGTTCGATTTGAAAGGTGCGAAGCTTGGTAAAGCTATGGAAGGTTTCAGACTGTACATGGAAGACCAAGGTATCAGTAACCTAGAAGATTGTTATATAGAATGGGGTAGAGAGAACGTTATTGATAACTTCGAACTATACCTTAATTCGGTGGAAGAGAAAATCTAATTGTAAAATGGGTTTTCACGTAAAAGAAGGCTGACGATTTCGTCAGCTTTTTTTGCTTCATCAGTAAACGAGACTACCTGTTCATGAGTCAAATCAAACCACTCACCACGTTTTCTGGTCATACCGAATTTCCGATGAAGCATACCTTCAATCTTCCTCATCTTATGGTTCTCGGTCTCATACTTGTTGACTAATATGATTTCATCCGAATTACCAGTTTGAGCTTCCTTAATACGCTTTTCGATGCTACGCTTGGTGATACCGATTTTGAAACCACCGTTATTACAGAACTCAGCCAGAAGATATACCATACCCATATTTTAAATATAGACATTAAATTTGGATATGTAAATTAAATTATGTATATTTGTACCATGGAAGAAAACTTAGAACGAGTATATACTACCAAACGATACGTGCATTCATTTGAAACACCTGACAGTTTAAGGTTTGAACCTGTGGATGAAATTTATGGTAGAGAAGGGTTATATGAGACCTATGACCCCGAATTTATTATAGATAACCCCTGTGCCACTTGGTATAATGGTTCAGCAATTAAGATTTCAGTAATGGAAGAACAGATTGCCGAAATAAAGGCTAAAGGTGGTACCCATCTTGATATCGACTATCATGGTGACCACGACAGCTATATCATCAACGGTGTTGACATTCATAAGTCCACAGAAGAGGAAATAGCGAAGCATCTGGGACAAACAGAAGAAGAAAAAAGAAAAGAATTCTTGGAAAGATACCATAGATTGAAAAAGGAAATGGGTGATATTGAAGATTATTTAGACTCATGAAGAAGATAACCCTTAGTTATAACGAATTACTTGCGTTCTTCACCCAGAACATACACTTACTTACAGAGGGTGATGTATACGTTGATAAGATAAAGGCTCACACCCCTTCGGTGTCATGCCACGACAAGAATACTTTCGAAAAGATATGTGAACCAGTTGAATTTCTTGAGAGTATAACGCTGACATTAGAAGAATACGAAGATTAAACCTCTGATTATCAGCGACTTACAATAAAAAGTGAATTTATTTTCATTTGCCCCTTGACAGGACGGAAATTTTATTGTATATTTGTACTCTGAAATACACAACCATAGGTAAGGTTACTAATTCTGAAAATAAAGCCACCTTATCTGATTATTGTGATTTTTAACATTTAAACAATATAGTTTAACCATTGAGAAGGTTACTAGTACTTTTAATACACAACCACCTTTTCAGATTTTTAATTTTTATATAATATGAGACATTTTGTATCACTAATCAAGCGAAACGGCTTGAACATCGAAGCGGGAACTTCTAACAACGAAGCGCTAGCTCACCAAATTAATCACGAATTAATGAACAACGGATTTGTCCTATCTAAGGACTTGTTCGATAGATTAGCAACTCTTGACGAGGCGGCTCTAACTACTGTTATGACCGACATCAAGCAAGGTCTTGACCACATTGTTGGTGGAGACGGATATGTGGCTACCTATTTAGGTTTCCCACAATCTGTGTTGGCTATTTCTTACAAGGAATTTGCAATCAATGCTATCCTATATTACTGGACACACCAAGCGTGGCGTCCAACAGAAACTGTAGGTCTTGAAAGAGAGTTTGGGTTTGAGGCATCTAAGATTAAGGAATTGAAGTTGATTGAAAAGTCAGAGTTCGATTCTATCTTCACAGATATCATCTATTCAAATAACAGCATTTCTGCGTTTGATAAGGTAATCGTTGATTACTTCATCGACAACGGTGCTAACTTTAACTTCGGTAAAATCAAGTTCAAGGAAATTGCTGCATACGTGGGGCAAAGACTATTGGATAACACTAACGTAACAGTTCTACCAACTAAGAATGCAACAGACATTCTAAGAATTTGGGCTGCTTACTCTGGTGGTGATGAAGGTCTTAAGACCAACACTAAGTTCAGGAACCCAACTTCAAGACAATCTAAGGTTATCTTGAGAACACTGGAATCTTGCTACAACTTGGAAGACTCTTTCAAGGGGTACAGAGAAGTGTGGTTGAGAGTATTGTTCTACCTACACCCAATGGCTAAAGGTAATGTTAAGAGGTTCAACACTGTTGCAACCTACACTGACAAGTTGAGAAACAACCCTAAGTTGTTGAAGACATTCAACGCTAAGATTGAAGAATTATTGGCTAATGAGGATGTTGCTATCTTCGAAGTATTGAAGAAAGCTCCAGGTGTATTTACACGTAGACTTGACCACTTGGTGAGAACCTTTGGTTACAGAGCTATCCAAGAATGGTTCACGATTACACCGTCAACTAAGAACTTGGTTACAGCGTACAACCACTTCACTGACCGTGATAAGGAACAAGCTGGACGTGCGGCTATTTTGGCTGGACAAGACCAATCTAAGATGGTTACTTATGAAGCGCAAGCTCCATTGGACGCCAAGGTTGTTGGTAGCATCAAGACTTCTATCATGGAAGCTTTGGGTAACTTGAACAGCGACACTATTGGAAACAAGAAGGTTGCTATTGATTTGCCATTGTACTACCGTCCATTGACATCTAATAATAGAGCGTCTAACTTGAGCCTTAATGGTTCTGTTAACGGTTCTGTTGAGAAGGCTAACACCACTCAAACTATTAGAATGTATGTTCACTGGAATGACCATACTGACATTGACCTATCAGGTTTCTTGATTACTTCCGATAACGAAGTGTTCAAAGTTGGTTGGAACGGTAACCATAAGATTGGTGGTGGAATGGTTTACTCTGGTGACAACACTGGACATTCTGACAAGAATGCTGAGTACTTGGATATCACTCCAAGCTTACTACCAGCAAACTCTGAATGGATTATCGTTGACGCGAATATCTACAGTGGTCCTTCATCATACGCAGGTTATGGTGGTTCCGTTAGAGCAGGTTGGATGTTGAGAGACAAGCCACAAGCTGGAACTGCATGGCTACCTAAGACAGTTGCCAATGCGCAAGTATTGAATTCTGACAGTAGGATTGCTTACTTGATGGCTTACCACGTACCTACAGCTAGCGTTGTATACTTGGACATGTCTAAGGACAGTTCTAACGTGACAAACGCAGATGATGCTTTGAAGATGAGAATCTTCTTGGACAGATTTGTTAGCTTGTCTGGTACTGAAGAAATCAACTGGGATAAAATCAATCAAGGGCAACTATTGCACTTATTGGCTGGAGAGGTTGTAACTAATCCAGAGGACGCTGATGTATACTTCAGCGAATCCACTACCCTAGAGGAAGTAAGTAAATTCATGTAATTTTTAAGAAAACCATTAAGTATTGTG